TCATGCCCTCCAACCATCTGGCGCCGAATAGCTTATTACGCGACCAACCGCCCTGAAATCGGGCGCGTTTTCGTCATCGTAAGCTATGATCCGGTCGATGTAATCTGGATCGTAGCTTTCGGGATGCAGCCTTATCGCGCCCTGTTCGTAGAACACGCGCTTTATCGTCGCGTCGTATCCGTTGACGAACACAGCTCCGACATCACCGTTCCGAACATCCATGTCCGGATCGACAAGCACTAGCGAACCTTCGGGGAACAACTTGTTCATGGATGTTCCGGACACCATCAACCAGAAGGCGTTCTCGTGACCCCTCCACAGTTCGTCGCGCGTGTCATGCCATTCATCCGCCTGGCTTATTGCCTCTCGCGGGTCTCCAGCGGCTATACGACCGAGCACGGGCATGCGATGCATGACGTGCTCGCGATTCGGAACGATCCCGGCAACTTCGGTAATTCCAAGCAGTTCGGAAATAGTGCAGCCAAGGGCCTTGCTCATTTCGATGAGCACGCTCGATTTGATTTCTCGCCTACCTTTTTCGTAGTACCAGACTGTCTGTTGGGTCACGCCGAGTCTATCAGCTAGCTGCTGCTGAGTAAGGCCAGCTCGTTCTCTCATCTCAGCAAGTTTGTTGTGATCCATCGTCTTCCCTTCTAACAATAATTTGTATTGTCTACCAAAATTCTGTTGACTTCAAACAGATAACTGTTATATTCGTTCTATCAGTTAACAACAAATCTTTGTAATTAGGAGGTGACGAATGAATCGAATAAGAGCCGAACGGTTTAAATCTGGGTTAAGCACTGAGAAAGTGGCTGATCTTCTCGGAGTTCACGCGAATAGCGTGCGTGGTTGGGAAAACGGAAGCTACGAGCCTAGTGGGAGAAACCTAGTGCAGCTCAGCACGCTGTTCGGATGCTCTCCCGACTATCTGCTTGAGATGACCGACGACCGCAATGAAAGAGTCAAGAGCATCGTCTAAGCAACCACCAACCGCCGCCCCAGACGGGCGGGAACCTTGAAAGCCGAATATCCGCATGACATGGCGGCCTACAGAAAGAAGGTAACCATGAAAAGAGACCTGATGGGGGAGTTCCTAATAGTATGCCTGTTCAGTATTGCCGGAGGCGTATTCGGAGGCATGATAGCCGGATTCATCGCGAAGGGCTTCGGAATCTAGAAGCCGAACTGGACGTGCATGACGTACGAGACGATTCCGCCTGCGGCAGCGCCTCCGACGAAGCTGAAGCACGCCACCTTGTAATCGTGGATGCGGTCCGAACGCAGCTCCTTTTTCCTTGCGGCCAATTCGGCTTCGCGGTCTTCGAGGTAGCAGCGCCCGAGGCTGGTAAGCCCATCGAACGTCCTGTGAAAGCTCATTGGCAACTGGTAGCTGGACAGCAGACCCTTCTCGCTTAGGCTCTCGTAAACGCTCATCTGCTCGTCGAACCCGGGGCGCTTCTCGTGGCTCACGTTGCCGATATCGTCCACCGTTTTTGTTGACAGCTCCTCGTAGAGCCTTTGGGAGATGAGCTCTCCGATATCCTTGCCGCTTTTGTACGCAGATGTCAGCTCCTTGATAGCGGCCATCTCCTCGTTAGTCAGCTCGACCATTCCCAATCCTCCCTGATAAATCGCCGCCATGTCATGCGGGTATTCGACTGTTCGGAACCCTAGCACCGACAGGACCTTGACAACCTCATACGGCGCAGCTGCTAGTCGCCGAAGAAGCCGTCGGGCTGCTCGGCGATGAACGAATCGACCAGATCGCGCGAATTATCGAGAACGCGCTTCCCCTCGTCGGTGAGAACGAGCAGGTACTTCTTCTCTCCAAAATCAGAGACTTTTACCAGCGCGGTCGACATTCTGTTCAGGTTCTTCTTTTCGAGCTTCCCGTCGTCCAATTCGAATACCTTGCTCCCGCCTGCACGTTCGAGCCGGACGAGCATCGACTTGACGGCTCTATCGAGCGAGAGAAACGTATCTTTATCAGCCTCTTCGAGCTGTCGGGACGCCGTTTCGAACATCCTCTTCTCGTATTTGCGCTCTTTGATAAAACCCGGCACACGCGTGGCCATGCCGACGAAAGCGCCGAGCGAGAAGGATGCCGCCATCGCGGACATGAACGCCGCCGGTTCTTCGGACGCAAGCCAGAACGCCGCCCCGAACGACTGGTAGGAGAAGAAGCCCGAAGCGGCTATCGACCCGATGAACATAACGAGAAAAACGTTCTTGAACAGGAAACCGAGGATTTTACCGAGCATACAAGCCCCTATCGAAAGGAAGTCGGATGTTCGCAATAGCAATGTTAATCCAATTCTTCGTCGCCGGATTGGTCGTCGGTCTAGCCATAGCGAAAAACGATTCCGGGAAGTGACCAGGCAAGCTGCGCCGTGTGAGGTTGTCGAGACCCCGCACCTTGAAATACCGGCACGCCGCGCCCGAACAGCAGAGCGAGCCGACCATGGCGCTCCCGCAGCTCGCCGAAAAGCGCGGGAAACGGAGTATCGAAAGCAAGACATAGCGAAGGAGGTGGGCTCATGGACTACCCGCTCTACATGAACATCAACCAGGCCGCGGAATACAGCGGCATCAGCGCGGACAGGATACGCGAGCTCCTGCATTCCGCCGCGCCGCCGCCGCACATCATGAGCGGCAGGAAGTACCTGATAAGGCGGGATGCGCTCGCCGACTACCTGGAGGGATTGGAGGTTGCGAGATGACTGCGAGGGGACGGTGCCCGTCCGTCCGGGCGGGCCGCAGGGCCGCATCGGAGGCGGTGCGCGGGCGCCTCGACGGGAAGACGGTCGAGTGGAAGGCGGGGATGGCGGTGCTGGCGCTGCTGTTCGTCCCGCTGTGCATGTGCGTTTTCGCGACGGAGGCGCTGGGATGGTAGGAGGGTCGGCCGCTAGATGGCGTACGTGAGCGAGAGGAGGGGCGGCGGCTACGCCGTGCGGGCCTACGCGGGCGTGAACCCCGCGACGGGCCGCCCCATGACGGTCGGCGAGGTGCTGCCGCCCGGCGCGACCGAGGACGACATAGCCGCAGCGCTCGAGCGCGTCTCGCGCAGGGCCGACGTGTCGAAGGGCGGCGCGGGTGCGCTCTCCGCGTCGGCCCTGTTCGACTACTACCTCGAGTCGTGCGAGCAGGGAGGGGCCTCGCCCGCGACGCTCAAGGCGTACCGCTCGTACCTGCGGCGCCACGTCGGGCCGAGGATCGGGCGCGTCCCGGTCGAGGAGCTGACGGCGGCGCACTTCTCCAAGATGTACCGGGAGCTGCGCCGCCCCAAGTCATCCGGCGGGGCGGGGCTGTCGGCCTCGACCGTGAAGAAGGTGCACGCCCTGTGCTGCGGATGCTTCACGCGGATGCTGCGCGACGGGATCGTCGGGGGAAACCCGGCCGCCGGGATAGTGCTCCCCATGCCCGAGCGGCCCGAGGCCGCCGCGCTCCCGCCCGAGGACGTCGCGCGGCTGGCCGCGTTCGTCGCCGCCGAGCTCGCGGACCCGGCGGCGGGGCCCTACAGGCGCTCGCTGGCCGTCGCGTGGCGGCTCGGGCTGTACGCGGGGCTCCGGCGCGGCGAGATATGCGGCCTGCAGGCCCGCCACGTCGTGCGCGGCCCCGACGGGGTCTCGCTGCGCGTGGCGCGGGTGCTGTCGTTCGACGGCTCCGAGAAGCCGCCCAAGTCGCGGTCGTCCAAGCGCGTGGTGGCGCTCGACGACGAGACGGGGGCGCTCGCGTCGGCGCACGCCGACGGCCTGGCCGAGTCCGCCCCGCTCGTGCGCACGGACGCGGGCGGGCCGGTCATGCCCGACGCGCTCACGGCCGAGTTCGGGCGCGTCGCGCGCCGCATCGGGCTCGCGCCCGGCGCGCACCTGCACACGCTGCGCCACACCCACGCCACCTACCTGCTCGAGAGCGGGGAGAACATCCTGACGGTGCGCGAGCGGCTGGGGCACCAGTCGGCCAAGACCACGATGGACATCTACGGGCACGTGCTGCCCGGGCGCGGGCGCGAGGCGGCCGCGAGGTTCGCCCGCGCGATGGACGGCCTGGACGGTTTCGGATAGCGCACCGGACGCGCACCGCGAACGGGCGGAAGCGGGCCGCGAGCAGGCGATTCCGCGCCCGGCGGCGTTGGAAGGGAAATGCAACGGAAACGGGGCGGGCAAGGCCCCGGGAAGGAGGATGGATGAGCATCAACAGAGTGGTGATCAGCGGGCACCTGACGCGCGACCCGGAACTGAGGGCGACCGCGTCGGGAGCGTCGATCCTGGGATTCGGCGTGGCGGTCAACGACCGCCGCAAGAACGCGGCGACCGGCGAGTGGGAGGACGTTCCCAACTTCGTCGACTGCGCCGTGTTCGGGAGCCGCGCCGAGAGCCTGTCGCGCTACCTGGGCAAGGGCGCGAAGGTCGCCATCGAGGGCAGGCTTCGCTGGAGCCAGTGGGAGCGCGACGGGCAGAGGCGCAGCAAGATCGAGGTGATCGTGGACGACCTCGAGTTCATGAGCCGGTCGGACGGACGGCAAAACCCTGCCGCCGAGGCCGCCCCGGCGCCCGCCTCGCCCTACGACGAGGACATCCCGTTCTAGGGGGCGCCGACATATCCGAAGACGCATGGAAAAGGAGGTGGACGCATGCAGCTGTTCGACAGCCACGTTGAGGCGGGATCGGCCATGGCGAGGGGCGACAGGGAGCGCTACTACGCGGCGCTCGTCGAGTTCGTGTTCTACGGAGCCGAGCCGGAGCTCGAAGGCGCACCCGCCGCCGTGTTCACGGCGATAAGGCCGACCCTCGAGGAGAGCAGGCGGCAGCGCCTGAACGGGAAGAAGGGCGGCAGGCCGAAAACCAAAACGGAGAAAAACGGGAAACCCAAACCGCAGAAAACCGAAAACCCAGAACGCGGAAACGCGGAAACCCAGAACGCGGAAATCGAGAAAACTAAGGGTAATAGTAAGGGTAATAAGAAAGGTATAGCTGAAGCTATACCCAAAGAAGGGCGCGAAGACCCGCCCCCTCTTCCGGGAGGGGACGCCGACGACGGCCCGTTCACCGCGTTCCTCGGGGAGTGCCTGCGCGCCTGGGCCGACGAGACGGGGCAGGAGCTCGCCTGGATCCCCCCGGCGGCGGCCCGCAACCTCCGCCGCGCCTTCGACGGCGGGGTCACGGCCCGGCAGGTGCGGCTCATGGTCAGGGCGAAGCGGGCCGAATGGGGGGCCGACGAGAGGATGGCGAGGTACGTCCGCGCATCGACGCTCTTCGGCGACAAGATGGCGGACTACCTGGCCGCGACCTCGAAGGGGGCGATCGACGTTGATGATCCCTATGCCGCATACGCTTAGCCACCCCCCGGACGCGTGCCCGCACTGCGGAGGGGCGCTCAAGCGGATCGAGATCGAGGTCATGGGCCGCCGATCGTCGGTCATCTGCTGGGGCAGCTGCGGCTGCGAGCGGAGCGCGCTCGACGGCAGGGTCCCGACCCCCAGGGAGCGCGCCTACGCCGATGCGGGCGTCCCGGCGAGGTTCGCCGCCGTCGGGGCGAACGTGGCCGACTGGCCGCGGCGCGTCGCGGCGGGGGAGCAGCCCTGGGTGCTCGGCGGCAACGGCTCGGGCAAGTCGGCATGGGCCGCCGCGCTGGTCAGGGCGCTCGTGGACATGGGCGTCCGCGCCCGCTTCGAGAACGTGTCGAGCCTGCTGGACGCCGAGCGCCGCTCGTTCGACGGCGGGGGCGGCGGGAGGCTCGCCAGGGCGCGGGCGTGCGACGTGCTGGTGCTGGACGACCTCGGCAAGGAGCAGGCGTCCGACTGGTCGGTCGCGACGCTGTTCGAGCTGATCGACGCGCGGTACCGCGCCGAAAGGCCGACCGTCGTCACGTCGAACTTCAACCGCGCCCAGATAGCGCGGCGCATGGGCGAGAGGGACAGGTCGGCCGCCATGGCCATAGCGTCGAGGCTGTCCGAGCGGTCCCAGCTGATCGACATGGACGGCTCCGACAGGAGGCTCGCCCGGCAGCCGCCGGGGCGGCGACCGGCATAGCGCACCGCCCGCGCACCGGGATCGCGGGGAAAGCGCATCTGATCAGGAACGATTTAAGGAGGTAGCGTTGGAAGGGGAATGCAACGGAAACGGGGCCGGGAGCCTGTGCGAGACGTGCGGGCACGGCCAGTGGGCGTCGGGAAAGGACCGGGGCGGCCCGAAGACGGCGTGCGACGCCACCGGCTCGGCGATCGACGCGCCCGTCGGCGACTGCGCGGGCTACGAGCGCCGCGACCCGGTCACCGCGCCGGCCCACTACGCCGGCGACGGCCGCGTCGAGTGCAAGGACGCCCTGTCGTCGATGATGGCGGGCTACGGCGCCGTCGCCGGGGCGCAGGCGTACTGGGCGGGATGCGCCCTCAAGTACGTCTGGCGGTGGCCCAGGAAGAACGGCCTGCAGGACATCGATAAGGCCATCGAGTGCCTGTCGCAGCTCCGCGCGCTCGTCGCGGAGGGGAACGGGGGCGGCGATGCGCGCTAGGGTCCCCGCCCCCGCGCCCGACGCCGCCTGGCGGCGAGAGTCGTGCGGCGCGTGCGCGATGTTCCGCGAGTACCCCCACGAGGTCAGGCGCCTCGCCCACGACGGGCTGTGCCTGCTGGCGGGCGAGGTCATGCAGTGCGAGCGGGCGAGCGCGGCCTGCGAGGAATGGAGGGCCGTATGAGCATGTCGTACTCGGCCGCGAAGGTCGCGCTGATGCGGCTGTTCGACCTGGGCGCGGAGGAGGCCGACAGCATGGAGGCCGCGTACCGCGCCGTCGCGAGGGATCTCCGGGAGGTTTCGTCCCCGGCGGGCTTCAGGGCGTCGGTCGGCTCGTTCGAGCGGCGCGGGAGGTCGGACTACGGTCGTTTTCTGAGAGATATCTGGTTCGCATGACGGATGTGCGGACGGAAAGGAGCTGGCAATGGGAAAGACGATAGAGCGGATGATCGCCGACGCGGTGAACGACGAGGCCATGGAGAGGATCGTGGTCGACTGCGTCGAAAAGTCGGTGAGGGACGCCATCGACGCCGCGCTCGGATGGAACAGCGCGTCGCGGAAGGCGATAACCGAGAGGATCGACGCCGTGATGGCCAAGGCGATCGAGCGCCACGACTTCAAAGGCTACGCCGTGAAGCTCGAGGACGCGCTGACCGAGATCGTCAACAGGACGGCGCTCAGAGACAACGCGGCTCTGCTCGATAACTTCAAGGGGCTGATGGTCGAGCCGGATAAGGGCTCCGTTACCGTCACGGAGCTGTTCGAGGCGTACCGCTCGCACGTGGCGGATCATGTTGACACGTCGGAGCTGGAAATCTGCACAGACGACGATCCGTCGTACGAGGCCGTGACGGCGAGGGTCGAGCTGATCGACGATGACCGGCTCCGGTGCGGCTCCCTGTTTCGCAGCGCCGTGCTGGAGTTCTCGTGCGAAGAGGACGAGGGCCTGGCGGTGTCCGTTCCCATCAGCTCTTTCGGGAACGAGGACGTTTGGCGGATCAGGTACGAGGGTTTCCGCGTCTCCGACCTGAAAAGGCTCTCCAAGTTCGACGTCCTCCTCGCGAGGCTGTCCCGCGCCGACGCGAAGCTGGTCGCGGACGTTTCGGGCATGGCGGACTCGGTCGAGCCGACCGCCCAGCCGGAATGCGACTGGCGGTAGCCGTGAGGTACGTCAGCCTGTTCAGCGGCATCGAGGCCGCTACCGTGGCATGGGAACCGCTGGGATGGCGGCCGGTCGCGTTCAGCGAGGTGGAGCCGTTCCCCTGCGCCGTCCTGGCGTACAGGTACCCGGAAGTGCCGAACCTCGGGGACGTGACGAAAGTGGATTGGAAGATGTTTCGCGGGAAGGTGGATCTGGTGGTTGGCGGGAGCCCGTGCCAGTCCTTCTCCGTGGCGGGCAGGAGGGAGGGTCTGAAAGGTGAGTCAGGTCTCATGTTCGAGTTCGTTCGATGCGTTCGCGAGGTACGCCCTCGATGGGTTCTTTGGGAGAACGTCCCGGGAGCGCTGTCGAGCGAGGGCGGGGAGGCTTTCGGATGCCTCCTGCGGGAGCTGGCCGACGGCGGGGGTTATGGGCTCGCGTGGCGCGTTCTTGACGCGCAATTCTTCGGAGTGGCCCAGCGGCGCCGCCGTCTCTTTCTTGTCGGACGTGCTGGAAACGGGTTCCGAGAGGCTTGCGGGGTACTCTTTGAGCCCGACTGCCTGTCGGGGGATTCTGCGGCGAGCCGAGCGAAGAGGCAAGAGCTTGCCGCCGATACTGCAGGAGGCGCTCGCGGAGGCGATCGCGCTCGGGTAGCGGGCTTCTGCGCGGGCAACACGGCGGGCGCAGGGTCGATAGGCTACCGCGAGGACGAGTCGCCGACGCTGCGCGGAGGGGCGTCCGGGACGAACCAGGTGCCGACCGTGTGCATCCAGACATCGCACACGGACGCGAACGGATCGAACGTCTGCTCGGACGGGACGTCCTACACGCTCGACTGCGCCACGTCGCCCGCCGCCGCCGTCACGGAGGGCCGCGCACCGACCCAGACGGCCCCGCAGGACGGGCGGCCGCCCGTGGTGTGCATGGCCGACGCCAGCGCCAACGCCGCGATCGACGATGACATGTGCGGATCGCTCAAGGTCGGCGGTTCGGCCCCGCTTGTCGCGCACGGCGGAAGGCGCTACACCGTGAGGCGCCTCACGCCGCGCGAGTGCGAGCGGCTGCAGGGCCTCCCCGACGATTGGACGAGGATACCCTATCGCGGCAGGCCGGCCGACGAGTGCCCCGACGGCCCGCGCTACAGGGCGATCGGCAACAGCATGGCCGTGCCGGTCATGAGGTGGATCGGCCGGAGGATCGAGGCGGCGGACGCGGCGACCGCCGGGAAGGGGGGGCTATGAGATGCGCGGACGAAGAGCGGCGCGGGGCTCGCTGGCGCTAGGCGTGCGAAGACGGAAGGGCAATCAACGAAAGGAAGCGACGATGGAAACCATCAACATCAACGGCAAGGATTACGTATCGGTCGAGGACGCGCCCGGGGTCGTGGAGAGCGACCACGTGTGCGTCATAGCCACGAACGGCTGGATTTTCGAGGGATACGCGGTATCCCGGGAGGGCGGGGCGGTCACGCTCGCGGCCGCGTCTGTGGTGCGCCGATGGGACAACGGACGCGGCATCGGCGGCCTGGCGAAGGCGGAGCACAAAGGCGATTACACGCTCGACCCGTGCGGGACGGTGCGCGTCTGCGCGGTGGTCGCCGAGATCGCTCTGGAGTGGTAGCGGTGGATGCCCGGAACGGCTACGGCGACGGCTACGGCTGCGGCTGCGGCTACGGCGACGGCTGCGGCTGCGGCAACGGCTACGGCGACGGCAGCGGCTACGGCAGCGGCTGCGGCGACGGCATCGGCGACGGCAACGGCGACGGCTACGGCTTCGGCGACGGCTACGGCGACGGCAACGGATGCGGATACGGCAGCGGCTACGGCGACGGCGACGGCAACCGTCCGTATTTCGCCAGCGGCAACATCTCAGGGGCCGCAGCGGTGCTCGATGCGGAGGCGGGAAGATGACGTCGGCGCAGCCGAGGCCCTGCCCGTTCTGCGGCGGGGAAGCCGAAACGTCGATGACCAAAAACGGATATTGGAGCGTCCACTGCACCGATCCCGACTGCTTCGCGAAGATGGTCGGATCGCATCGCGGATTGACGGAGGCGATGTGGGACAGACGGGCGGATGAGCGAACGTGCCGCATGAAGGACGGCGTAGGCGTGACCATATGCTGCCGATGCGGCGCGCTCGTCAGCAAGAAGGCCGTGAGCACGCTGACGGAGTTCATACCGGCTCGGTTCTGCCCGAACTGCGGCGCGAGGGTGGTGGGCTGATGAGCAATCCCAACGTAACGGTGTATACCGACGATGAGCGGATAGTCGCGGACGCCAGGCGGATGTTCAGGGCGAAGACGGCGATGTACGCCGCCCTGGCGGCACTGAGCCTCATGGCGTCCGCCGTGCTGGTGTTCGCAGCGTTCTCGCGGCCATCGACGCCCGTGGTGGTCGAGCAGCGGATACACGGCGGCGCGACCGCGCTGGTTCTCGACTACGGGGGCGAGCGCTACGTGATCGACGTCGAGGAGGGAAGATGAAGGCGAGGGAATGGACCGCCGCCGAGGACGACGTCCTCAGGCGTGCGATGGCGAGAGGCTGCGGGCCGTACCGCGCCGCCCGCGCCCTGGCCGACGAGCTGGGAGCTTCGGTGAGTCCGGACACCGTCGAAAAGCGCATGTCGGAGATCGCCCTGCCCGGGCCGAAGGCTCCGCGCGAGCACGGCTCGGGGCGGCTCGGCTACTGCGCCTGGTGCGGCAGGCTGCGCGTGCTGCGCGACCTCCGGTGCCTGGAATGCTCGCGGGACGGGGCCGTGCGATGAGGGCGCGGGAGTTCTTCGAGGAGGTGCGCGACGACGTGGTGGAGCTGGGCGGCCTGCTGATCGTCGCGTCGGAGGGCGGCGACGACTGGCGCGGGCCGGGCGGGTCGGTCGGGTCGTGCGGCGTGCCCGACCCGACGGCGGGGGCCGCGATGTACAACGTCGCCGTGCGCAGGGTCGCCCTCGCCCGGATCAACCGCCGTATCGGAGAGCTGACCCGCACGGTCGGCTCGGCGCTCCGGATGCTCGACGGGCTGCGGGGGGCCGACCCCGACGCCGCCGCCGCGATAGAGCTGAGGTACGTCGACGCCCGCGACGAGGCCGACAGCGCCGAGGCGCTGGGCCGCTCCGAGCGCCACGTGCGCCGCCTCGTCAACCGGGGGTTCGCGTGGATCGATCGGAGCGGGCTCTTGCAATGTCCCCTGAAATGAGGGAAAATGCTAGTGCGTCTTATTGGGCCATCGGTTATCCGGTGGCCCTTTTTGATGCCCCGACGGGGCGCGGGACGGCGGGCGATCCTCCTTTCTCGCTCGGCTGCCAGGCCAGCGCCCCGCCGTCAGATCACCATGGGCCGTCCGTCGCGGGCGGCCCTCGTCATATTGGGGGCGTTTTGGCAAAAGGCGAGACTTACGAGCAGTTCGTCGAGAAGTTCGAGACGAAGCTGACCACCGACGACTGCTATACGCCGGAACCGGTGTACGAGGCCGTGGCGGGTTACGTCTCCGAGCGCTACGGCATCCCCCGTTCCGACATGGTGCGCCCGTTCTGGCCCGGCGGCGACTACCGGTCGTTCGACTACCGGCCCGGGTGCTGCGTCGTGGACAACCCGCCGTTCTCGATCCTGGCCGCCATACAGCGCTTCTACCTCGACCGAGGGATAAGGTTCTTCCTGTTCGCGCCGTCGCTCACGTGCCTCTCGGCGCGGTCGGTGGCGATGGAGGTCAACCATCTCGTCTGCGATTGCGGCGTCGTCTACGAGAACGGGGCGAACCCGAAGACGTCGTTCGTCACGAACATGGACCCGGGAACGGTCATGGAGAGCTACCCCGAGCTGACGCGCAGGGTCGAAGCCGCGAACAGGGCGGTGACGAAGGCGAGGAGCCTCCCGAGGTACGGCTACCCGCCCGCCGTCGCCACGGCCGCGATGTTCCAGCGCTACGCAAGGCACGGCGTGCGCCTCGTCGTCGGCGCGGCGGACTGCATGCACGTTTCGAGGCTCGACGCGCAGCGCGAATCCAAGAAAGGCATCTTCGGCGGGGGGCTGCTGCTCTCGAAGGGGAAGGCGGCGGAGCATTCGGAGGCCGCCGACGCCGTTGACGCCGCGCGGCTGGCCGCCGAGGGCGCGGCCACGATCGTGTGGGAGCTGTCCGATCGCGAGGTCGAACTTCAGGAATCTCTAGGTTAGGAGCGGAGCCGTGGGCCAGCACGAACTCAGATGCTATATCGCCGAGCGCTGCGCCGACGTCGATTCGGCGTTCGCGAGGGCGTGCCGCATCGCCCTGGGCGTCCCGTTCAGGGGGAGGCGCGGTGGGTGCGCGAGGTTCCAGGCCGACCGCCGTTACCGGGGGATGGACGCGGCCAGGCGGCAGAGGCGCGGGTGCTGCTGGTGACCTACGCCAAGCCGCCCGGCATGGGCTTCCCCGAATGGATAGAACATCTGTTCGCGACGGAGCGCTGCGCCAGGAAGTTCTACAAGTCGCTGGCGTGGCGCCGCAAGAGGTCGGAAGTCCTCGCCCGCAACCACTGGGAATGCCGCGACTGCAAGGCCAAGTCGCCCGCGCGATACGCTCGCGCGGACACCGTGCATCACGATCGGTTTCTCGACAAGCGCCCAGACCTCTGCCTGTCCGACACGTGGACGGACGGCAGGGGCGTCGAGCGCGAGCAGCTGATTCCTCTGTGCCGCGACTGCCACGAGGCGAGGCACGGCCGCACCGAGGGGGCCGCCGCTCGCCGGGAGGCGTTCACCAACGCAGAGCTTTGGTAGCGGATTTTTATTACGGAATAATAAAAACGTATCACCCCTGTTCACACCCCCCATCCCCAAACCCCTTCGGGAAAATCGGGCGGGGGACCGGCGCAGGGGCCTCGACTTTTCGATTTTGCGGCCTTTTTCGCCAGGGGAGGTGGACGCATGCCGCGCAGGAAGGAACCAGTATCCGTGCTGGCCGAGAAGGGCTCGTCCCATCTCGGAAAAACAGAGCTCCAGAGACGCAGGGAAGCGGAATCGCCGCCCCCGCTCACGCAGATAATCATCCCCGACGACGTGAAGACGGAAAAGGAACGGCAATGGTACCTGCTTCACGCCGATTGGCTGGACAAGCTGGGGATCTGGGGAACGATATACGCCCGCCCGCTTGCGGAATTGATGCACGTCATCGAGACCGAGAAGCAAGCTGCCGAACGAACTAAGAAAGCGGTGAAGCGCGGCGATCTGCAGAACGCGGAACGCTGGAGCCGCATCCAGGAACGAGCCTTCAAGCAGGAGAGGGCGCTGCGCTCCGAGCTGTGCCTCACGCCCGGGACGATAGCCAGGATTCCACCGCGAACGCGGGAAGAGGCCGGTATCGATGTCAGCGACGTTTAGGCCGCGAATCCATAAGCGAATCGACGTACCGGAGATCACCGCGTGGCTCCGGGCCGTCGAAACGGGCAGGTACGTCGCAGGCAACGACCAGAAGCTGCTGGCCGCGTTCGTTCGGCTCGTGTTCCGAACCGAAAAGCTGTTCGTTGATAAAGAGCGGCTGGCCACGTATCTAGGCTATCAGCGGTTCTTTCCGTTCCAGCTGGACGATTGGGAGAGGTTCCTCGTCGCGCTGTGGCTATGCACCTACAGGGAGGATGGGCGGCCGCGCTTCAGAGAGCTGTTCTGCTACCTGGGTCGCGGTTCCGGTAAGAACGGGTTCATCACGTTCTGCTGCTTCTGTCTGACCTCGAAGGGCAACGGCATCGAGCGCTACAACGTCGATATCTGCGCCACAACCGAGGCGCAGGCGATGACCAGCTTCAAGGAGCTGAAGGAAGACGTTCTGGAGAAGCCCGGCAACAAGCTGAGCAAGGCGTACCGCTGGACGGGCACCGTCATCCAGAACGTCGCGACGAAATCCGAGGTCGCGTTCTACACCAAGAACCCGGACAGCAAAGACGGACTTAGATCCGGTTGCGTTGTCTTCGACGAGGTTCACGCCTACCCAGACCAGCGCAACATCGGCGTTTTCAAGACGGGTTTGGGCAAGAAGCCGCACCCGCGCATCCTGTACTGCACGACCGACGGAAACATCAGGGACGGTGTTATCGACGACCTGAAGAAGAGGGCGCGGGCGATCCTGAACGGCGGGCAGCCGGACAACGGCATGCTCCCGTTCATGTGCTGCATCGATTCGGCTGACGAGATAGCCGACGAGCGCAACTGGCACAAGGCCAACCCGCATCTGCGGTTCAACCCCGACCTGCTGGACGAGATCCGGGGCGAGTACGAGGATTACAAGCTCAACCCGATTGCGAACCCCGATTTCATGACGAAGCGCATGAACTTCCCGGTCGGCCGCGTCGAGCTGGAAGTCGCCAGCTGGGACGACATCCTGGCGACCAACCGGCGGCTGCCGGAGCTTTCCGGCATGCCGTGCGTCGTAGGTATCGACTTCGCTCGGACGACCGACTTCGTCTCGGCGGTGATCCTGTTCCGCAAAGACGGGATGTTCTACGCGCGGCACCATTCGTGGTTCTGCACGAACTCGAAGCATCGCGGGGCGATCAAGGCGCCGCTGGAGGATTGGGAGGAACGCGGCCTGATCACCATCGTGGACGACGTCGAGATCAACCCCGATTTCGTCACGCGGTGGGTTTTCCGGCAGTCGCTCGAGTTCAACGTCCAGTGCGTGGCGATCGACGATTACCGTTACACGATGTTCCAGCGGCAATTGGAGAACGTCGGATTCTCCGCGAAGGAGAAAACCGTTTACCTCGTCCGACCGTCGGACGTGATGAGGATCCAGCCGGTCGTCAACTCCGCGTTCGTGACGCGCTCGATCGCGTGGGGCGACGACCCCGCGATGCGCTGGTTCACCAACAACGCGAAGCTCGAACCCGCCCCGAACAACAACTTCAAGTACGGCAAGATCGAGCCGAAGGGCCGCAAGACGGACGGCTTCATGGCGTTCGTCGCCGCCATGGCAATAAACGACAAAATCCCGGAATACGCGCCCACGGAATGGGCCGACGTGCTCACCTACTAAGGAGCTGACATTGGGAATCATCAGCCAAACACTGTACGACTGGTTGGGGAGGCGCATCGGCGGCGACGGCCCCGCCGATGCGATCGCCCTGCAGGCGACCACGGCGGCGACGCATATGGTCGCTTTCAAGATCGCGGTGGGCTACGTTTCCGCCGCCATCTCGAAGGCCGATTTCAGGGTCTACCGAAACGGCAAGTTATCTATCGGCGATGAGTGGTCGTATCTTTGGACGGTCGCGCCGAACGCGAACGAAACCGCGAACAAGCTCATATCCGACGCGGTCATGGACATGTTCGCAAGCGGTTCCGCCATCGTCGTTCCGCAAGGCGGCCGCCTGTACCGCGCCGAGCCCGCGAAGCCGTCGAAGCCCGTTCCCCTCGGTTCCGACGTCTATACGAACCTGCGCGTTAGAAACGCCAACCTCCCCGGCCCGTTCGGCTCCTCCGACCTGTTCGTGTTCGAGATGGGCGACCCCGACATCCACGGGCTCGTCCAGTCGATGGGGGCGCAGTACGCGCAGCTCGTCGCGGCCGCTTCGGATTCGTTCGTGTTCGACGCCGGTCGAAGATACAAGATGCGCATCGAGACGGCTCAGGGAGGAAGCGAGGAAGAGCGGCGAAAGTACGAAGAATGGGCGGGGAAGAACCTCCGCGCGTTCTTCGATGGTCGGAACGCCGTCCTTCCGGAGTTCAAGGGCCGCGAGCTCGTCGAGTTCGACAAGTCCACGGCCGCCAAGCGGACGAGCGCGGATTTCGTCGCCCTCCGCAAGGACTGCTTCGAGGCGGTTGCCACCGTGATGAAGATGCCCGTCTCCATGCTCTACGGAAACGTTAACAACTTCGGCCAGGTGCACCAGTCGTTCCTCTCCTACGCCGTCGCCCCCGTCGCCTCGATGATGGAGCACGAGCTGACCGCGAAGGTGTTCGGCTTCGACGGATGGAGGCGCGGCGACAGGTTCTCTATCGACCTCTCGCACGTGAAGCACGTCGATCTGCTCGACGCGGCGCAGGACGCCGAAAAGCTCATCAGCAGCTCGCTCATGTCGCCCGACCAGGTCATGACATTCCTCGGCCTCGACCCTCTCGGCGAAGAGTGGTCGAAACGGCATTACATGACACGCAACTACTCGCCCGCGGGCGAGGGATTCGCCGAAGGGGGTGAAAACTAATGGCTAAACGCTTCTTCCAGATGGTCGAAGGGCCGACCAGCGCGGAGATCGTCATCTACGGCGACATCTGCTCGTATCCATGGGAGGAATCCGACGTTTCGAGCTGGGGGCTCTCCCAGCGCCTCGCGGCGCTGCCGGACACGGTTGAGAGCATCATCGTGAGAATCAACAGCTACGGCGGCGAGGTCGCCGAGGGCGTGGCGATCTACAACGCGCTGAAAGCGCACAAGGCGAAGATCAGAACCGTTTGCGACGGATTCGCCTGCTCTATCGCGTCGGTCGTCTTCATGGCGGGCGACGAGCGCATCATGAACGAGGCGTCGCTGCTCATGATCCACAACGCATCGACCCGTGCGGCGGGCGATTCGAGCGCGCTGCGAAAGACGGCTGACGACCTCGAGACCATCACCGGGCTTTCGAGGGGGATCTACCTAGCGGAAACCGACCTCGACGAGGAGACCATCGCCCGGATGATGGACAACGAGACGTGGCTCACGCCCAAGTTCTGCGTCGAGCACGGATTCGCGACGGGAACCGAGCAGACTGCGGCCAGCGGGGCGACGCAGTCCGCGCGCTTCGATGCGACGAGGCTCGTCCGGCACATGACCGAGCAGCTTCACGGCGCGGAGAAGGACAGCGCAAGCGACCTGAAAGCCGCCCTCGAAGCGGCCAGCGCGAAGATTGACGAGGTCCTGCAGGCCGTCGAAGCGCTGCGGGGGAACCCCGCGCAAGCCGCCGACGGCGGACGATCCGCCGACGCAACCAGGAAACTGGCCGATTTCTTCGGCCGAATCTAGACGAAGGGAAACCACATGACAATCCAGCTCAACAAGGCCCGCGAGGCGGGCGCGAAGCTCTACCAGGCCTTCGAGACCGAGGGCGCCGACCGCGCGGGCGCGTTCGAGGAGTTCGGCGCCGCAATCGCCGCCGACGTGACCGAGCAGTTCAAGGCCGCCCAGGCCGCCAACGACGCCGCCGTGCTGCAGGCCCGCGGGTTCCGCACCCTCACCAGCGAGGAAACCGCGTACTACCAGCGCGCCATCGACGCCCTGACCAGCGTCGAACCCAAGCAGGCGTTCGCCGCCATGGGCGACAACCTCATGCCGATCACCGTCATCGAGGACGTTATGCGCAACATCTCGAAGGCGCACCCCCTTCTCGCCCGCGTGAAGGCCGTCCCCGCAGCCGCGCTCACCCGCTGGGTGCGCAACCGCGACAAGGGCCTGGCAGCAGTCTGGGGCGAGCTCAACGGCGAGATCGCCAAGGAGATCACCTCTGCTTTCGACGTCGTGGACATCAAGCAGGGCAAGCTCTCCTGCTTCGCGCTGGTTTCCCAGGACATGCTGAAGCTCGGCCCCGTGTGGCTCGACGGCTACGTGACCACCGTGCTTTCAGAGGCCATCGCCATCGGCCTCGAGACCGGCCTGATCTCCGGCAACGGCATCAAGGGCCAGCCCGTCGGCCTCGACCGCGATATCCACAACGGCGTATCCATCAGCTCTTCGACCGGATATCCCAAGAAGCAGGCCGTCGCGCTCGCCGACTTCGGCGCAAAAGCATACGGCGCCGCCGTCGCCACGCTGATGAAGGACGAAAGCGGCAAGGACAAGGCCGTCGATATCGTCAACGGAACGTCGCTCGCGCTCATCGTGAACAACAACACCTATCTGACGAAGGTCATGCCCGGCGTCCGCGCCCAGGGATTGGACGGCGTGTACCGCGACAGCTTCCCGGTCGCAACCGAGGTCATCCCCTCCGTGGCCGTTGCCGATGGCGAGGGCATCTTGGCCCTGCTCGACGAATACGAGATGTTCGTCGGCGCGGATCGCGGGATCGAGTTCAGCGACGATGCCAAGTTCCTGGAAGACCAGCGCGCGTTCAAGGTCGTGACCTATGCGGCCGGCATGGCGTATGACAACACCACCGCAACCGTGCTCAACCTCGCCAACGTCGCCGAGGCCGCCGTGCCCGTGAAGGTCAAGGGCACCGTGTCCACCAAGGCATCGGCTTAATCGAGGAAGGGGGGCGGAATGACCGACGAAGAGCTGTTGGCGAAAGCCAAGCGCAAGCTGAACATCACGTGGAGCGATGAAACCACCGACGCGCGCGTCAAGGACGCCATCGAAGCCGCCCGCCCCCGACTCGCCCACCTCATCGGCGTGGACGCGGAGAGCGGGGTTCTGGAGAGCGGCGAGGAGCTGGGGCTTTTGATGGAGGCCGTTTTCTACGCCTTCAACGACGCATCGGACGAGTTCGCGCGGAACTACGCGCCCGACGTCCTGCGCCTGCGCATGAAGCACGAGGCTCACGATGCTTAGCAGGCGGCCCGTGTTCCCCCGGCTGGTGGACGGGGTCGCCCGTTCCGTCGATGCCGACGGCGACTGGGCGACCGTCGGCGCGGACTTCTCGGATCCGGCCGTCGCCGGTTCGGGCGGCTTGACTCTCGCCTTCGCCCACGCATCGAGCCGCCAGCAAGACCAGGCGTTCGCTTCGGGCGAGGGGTTCGCCTTCGAGCGCAAGATCAAGGTGAGGAACGCGACCGGGCTGATCGACGTCCGGCTCGTCGCCATCGGTGACGGGGTTTACGAGGTCGGATACATCGACCGCGACCGCGAGGGGTTCGCGTACCTGTTTTTGGAGCAGCTGCGCACCGCCGGGAAGGTCGTCCTGCTCGAAGATGTTAAGGAATACGACGAAATAGGGAACCTCATCGACAAACCGAAGCGAACGCCCGTGTTCGCGCGCGACGATTCGAAGGCCGCCCGTTCAAAGGGCGTCGAAGCTGGCCAGCGCAGGACGCCGAAGTCCGTCACGGTCAAGCTGCGCGCGATCGACTACGGCGACCAGCGCAGGTTCGAGCGCGGCGGGCAGGCGTTCGACGTTTCCGCCGTGAGCGTGGCGAAGGGCTGGGCGACGGTAACCGGGATCAGGGAGCTTGGCTGATGGACGCTAAAGGGCTGAAGAAGCTGCTCGAAGCCACCGGGATGGGCGTCTACTACGGCCATTTCACGGGCGAGCACAAAATGCCGTACCTAACCTACCGCGAGGTCATGACGATGGACTTCAGCGCGGACAACCGCGCGCTGAAGCGGTACCGCCGATACGATGTCGACCTCTACACGAAGGGCAAGCAGACGACGGCCAACCGCGCCGTCGAACGGCTATTGGACGACGCCGGAATCCGGTTCCGCGCGCTCGAATACGAGGCGCGGGACGGCGCGTTCGTCCAGACGGTCTACGAGATAAGGCTGGCGGATGAGTGAGAGGGAGATCGGGATCAGCGACCTCGGCGACGCTCTCGAGATCGTGTTCTCCGAATACATGGACGACGTCCGGAAGGCGACCGAGAGGGACGTCAGAGCGGCGGCGAAGCTAACCGCCGACGAATTAAAGCAGACCTCGCCGAAGAAAACCGGCGAGTACGCAGCCGGGTGGGGCGTCCAGGTGAAGAGGCCGCACAGCGGATCGACGGTCGCCGTCGTCAAGAACCGCAAGAAGCCGGGCCTCACGCACCTGCTCGAGAAGGGCCACGGGGGCCCCGCCCCCGCACCGGCCCATCCGCACATCGAGCCCGCCGCCGAGCGCGGCATGGCCGAGCTCGCCCGCCGCATGTCGGTCTAGCGGCGAGACGCAGCGAAGAAACCAATGCAGCCGAGGGCCGCCCGCACGGGGCGGCCCTCCCATTTTCAGAAGGAGAAGACAGGATGGCAGCGAACCAGAACAAGGTCCAGTACGGCCTTTCCAACGTGCACGTCGCGTTCGCGAAGGGCGACGGCTACGACGCCCCGATCCACGTCCCGGGCGCGGTGCAGCTCACCGCAGACCCCGAGGGCGGCGAGAAGGTGTTCTACGCCGATAACACGACTTACTACGTCGTCAACAAGAAGGACGGATACAAGGGCTCGCTCGAGCTGGCTCTGTTCCCCGAGGCGGTGCGCGCGCGGATGCTCGGCGACTACATCGACGCGAGCGGGCACTACGTTGAGGACGCAAACGGCAAGCCCGAGCACTTCGCGCTGCTCGCGCAGGTCGAAGGCGACGTGTCCGAGCGGGGCATCTGCTACTTCGACGTGGTGGCCGCCCGCCCCAAGTCGGAGAACAAGACGGCAGAGGGCGACGTCGAAGTCCAGACCGAGAGCGCGGACATCTCCATGCTCAACAAGCGCTTCGCCGACACGGGCGTGACCACGCCGAAGATGGTCGTCCACAAGGAGGACGCCGACTGGACGACCTTCTTCACGAAGGTGCCCGCCCCCAAGGCCAAGACCGCATCAGAGTCGTAGGGTGCGGCGCGAACGGATATGGGGCCGCGAGCTTGCCATGGTCGGCGGCCCCTACACGCTCGTGGTCTGGTCGAGGTCGCACGGCGGGGACTTCCTCTCCGCCGTGGCGGCGGCCCAGTCCAAGGAGCGCATCGACGTTTCCGACTACCTGGAGTTCGCCTGGGCGATGTGCGCGGCGGCGGACGGCGGCGCGCCTCCGTTCGAGGAATGGTGCGCCGAAGGCTGGCCGGACTTCGACCTTGGGAAACAGGGAGCGGGGGACGTGGCGTCCGTGATCTCGTCCGCGATCGTCGCGGAGTTCTTTCCCGGCTCGCAGGCCCGAGGCGGCGCGCTGCGGCGCGCCCGCAGGCGCATCGGCGCGGCGCTCGGACGGCTTCGACGGCCACCGCGCCGTCATGGCGCTTAGGCGGCTGGGCTTCTCGATCGAGGAGGTGCGCCGCATGAGCTGGGCGGACTACGTGGTCTACGGGGATGTCCTCGCGGAGTCGTTCGCGGAGGCCCGCAGGGAGGGGCCGACCGTCAGGAAGGCGACCCAGGAAGACATAGACAGGCTGATGGGATAGCGATGTCAGACGTTTACAAAGGATTGACCATCAAGCTGGCCGCCGACGGCTCCGCGCTGTCGGCGGCCCTCTCCGACGCGAAGCGGCAGGCGAAGGGCACGGGGGCCGAGCTGAGGAACCTGCAGAGGGCCCTCAAGCTCGATCCCGGCAACGCCAAGCTGCTCGCCGAGCAGCAGAAGTCGCTGCAGAAGCAGCTGCAGGCGTCCACCGACAAGCTGAAGCTCCTCAAGCAGGCCGAGAGCGAGATCGGCGAGGCGAACATGAGCGGGGAGCAGTGGACGCACCTGCAGGCGGACATAGTGCTCACCGAGCAGCGCATCGCGCAGCTCAACTCGAAGATCCAGGAGACGAAGGCCGCCCTGGCCGACGCGCCCGAGCGCAACGTCTTCTCGCGGGCGGGCGAGGCCATCGAGGCCCGATCGGAGCAGTTCGAGGCGGCGGGAAAGAGGATATCGTCGGTCGGCTCGGCCCTCACGCGCACGCTCACGCCCGCCATCGTCGGCGCGGGGGGCGCGTCGGTCGCCGCCGCCGTGAAGATCGACACGGCCCTCACGGGCGTGCGCAAGACGGTGAACGGAACCGAGGGTCAGTACCGGGCGCTCAAAGCGTCGGCGGTCGAGTTCTCGAAGGTCAACGCGGTCTCCGCCGACCAGGTGCTCGACATCCAGGCGCTCGGAGCGCAGCTGGGGTTCGCCATCGACGAGCTGGACGGATTCGCCCGCGTCGCGAGCGGCCTGGACATAGCGACCGACATGGACGCCGAGACCGCCGCGACGAACATGGCCCAGTTCGCGAACATCACGGGCATGGCGCACGACCAGATAGAGAACTACGCCTCGTCGATCGTGGAGCTCGGCAACAACATGGCGACGACCGAGGGCAGGATCTCGGACATGTCGATGCGCACGGCGGCGGCGGGAAAGCAGATCGGGCTGTCGCAGCCGCAGATCCTGGGTTGGTCGGCGGCTATGGCGTCGCTCGGCATCGAGGCCGAGGCGGGCGGCACGGCGTTCTCGAACTTCGTGTCCTCGATCGACGCGAGCGTCTCGTCGGGCGGGGAGTCGCTCGAGGCGTTCGCGAAGGTCGCCGGGATGAGCTCGGACCAGTTCGCGGCGTCGTGGAGACAGTCCAGCAGCGACACCCTGCAGGCCCTTCTGAAGGGGCTTTCCGGGGCCGACAACATGACGCTCGCCCTGCAGGGCATGGGCGTCGAGGGCGTCAGGCAGTCCGACGTGCTGAAGCGCCTCGCCGGGAACACCGACCTCGTATCCAAGGCCCTCGGCCACGCGAACGACGGATGGAGGGAGGGCAAGGCGCTCTCCGCCGAGGTCGCGAACAGGAACGATTCGCTCGCCGCGAAGCTCGAGATGCTGAAGAACAGGCTCGTCGCGATGGCGGACGAGTTCGGCGCGCCGCTGGCGGACGCCCTGCTCGACGTCGTGGAGCAGGCCGCGCCGCTGATCAAGCAGATCGAGGCTGGCGCGCGGGCGTTCTCGGAGATGAGCGGTGACGAGCAGCGCGCCGTGCTGCAGACCCTCGCCCTCGCGGCGGCCCTCGGGCCGACGCTGAAGGTCGTCGGAGACGGCGTCGGGAAGGTCGGGAAGTTCGGCGCGGCCGTGAAGACGTTCGGCAACGTCGTGTCCGGCGCGGAGAAGGCGACGCTGGGGTTCAAGGCCGGTCTCGCGGGCCTCGGCGTCGCCGCCGTCGTGGCTGTCCTGGCCGTGGCGTACAGCGAGTGGCAGAATTACAATCGCGCCGTAAAGGAGGCGGCCGAGATAACGGAGGGCCTGTCCAACGCCGAGGGCGCGGCCGCTTCGGCCCTGTCGGAAACCGCAGGGTCAGCCGACGACGTGGCGCCCAGGATGGGGGCCGCGAGGGAGGCCGTAGACGACCTCCGCAGCTCCATGCTCGATATGGCGCGCGGATGGAAGGACGCGTGGACGGACCTGCTCGGGACGAAGACCGAACTGGACAGCTACGTCGCGACGCTGGGCGAGCTGCAGGGGCAGTCGTCGCTCACCGAGGTCGAGCAGAACAGGCTCAAGCAGGCCGTCGAGGGCTACAACAAGATCACGGGCGACTCGATCTCGATCACCGACGCGGCAAACGGCAAGCTCGCCGACTCCGAGGGAAACGCGATCAAGAGCACCGACGCGATTAAGAAGAACGCCGACGCGTGGTACGAGAACGCCCGCGCCCAGGCGTACCAGTCGCAGGTCTCCGACCTTATGAAGGAGCAGGTTAAGGCACAGGACGCCATGACCAAGGCTCAGCAGGAGTACAACGCTGCCTACGATTCGTACTGGAAGACGGCCCCCGGCGACAGGACCGTCGCCCAGGAGAACACCCTTAGAAGCTCAAAGAAGGCGCTCGACGAGGCTAAGGGGTCCTACGACGGCATAACCGGATCGATCAAGACGTATTCGGCCATGGCGTCGGTGGCGAGCCAGAACACGCTCGCGGTCATCAACGCAAACTCCGATCTTTCCGCCAAGCTCGCCGACGCCGAGCTGTCGGCAGCATCGCTGTCCAACGGGCTCTCGGCTATGGGCGTATCGGCGGAGCAGGCCGGGAAGCTGTCCACGGAGCAGATGGTCGGCCTCGCGAATCAGATCAAGGAGATGGACGCCCTCAAGATCGATCCCAAGACGTTCACGGTGGGCGACGACGGCACCATCGCCGACGCCCTGGGCCGCGTCTGGGACCTCGACGCCAAGACGATCGACGGCAAGCACTTCACCGTCAACGACGACGGAACCATCAGCGTCGAGGGAACCGACATCGACCACCTGGACGCCAAGCAGGTCGCAGAAAAGCCGTTCGCCGTCACCGACAACGGCACGGCGGGCAAGGCGGCCGCGAAGGTCGCCGACGTGCACGCGCGCAAGATCGGCAACAAGCAGTTCGCCATCAGCGTGCTCGACCGCGCGACGAGCGCCATCGAGGGCATCAGGAGCAGGCTCGCCTCGCTGTCGGGCGCGTCGGTCAACATCGGCGCGCACGCGGCGGGCGGCGTGTCGCCGTCCAGGATCAGCATGATCCCGATGCACGCCGACGGCGGGATCGTCACGCGCGCGACGATGACGAGCGCCGGGATCGTCGGCGAGGACGGCGCCGAGGCGCTGCTGCACGGCCCGAGCGGCAGCGCGATAGTGCCGCTCACGAACAGGACGTACGTGCGCCCGTTCGCGCGGGCCGTGGCCGACGAGATGCCGCAGGCGGCTCCGGTCGACACGTCGGGGATCGAGCGCAGGCTGGACGCGATCTCTGAGCAGATCGGAAGCGCGGAGGTCCTCATAGACGGGAAGGCGGCGGGCCGCATCATCGCGCCCATCGTCGACGAGCGGCTGGGAGCCGAGAAGGAGGCGATGGCGAGGTGACGCTGTACGACATGACCATCGGCGGGGAGAGCCTGCGGGAGCGCACGGGCGCGGTGGCCGCCGGCTGGACGGAGCGCCCGCCGGAGCCGGTGACCAGGTGGCTCGACGTGCCGGGCAGGCGGGACGGCCCGCTCGACGTGTCCGAAGTCGCGACGGGATCCCCCGAGTACGGGCGCAGGCGGCTCGAGGTCGAGCTGCTGCGCATCGTCCCCGGCGGCCGCCCGCAGTCCACCGGTTGGCTCACCGAGCTGCGCAGGTGGCTCCACAACAGGCGCTTCCGCTTCGAGGTGCAGTGGGATCCGGGCTATACCTACGAGGGGCGGTTCTCCGTCGAGGAGAACGCCGCGCACGACGGGATAGCCGAGGCGAAGCTCGGCATAGAGTGCTCCCCCTGGAAGACGAGGGGGGAGAGAACCTACCGCGTCGAGGCGTCGGGCGGCAAGACCGTCCTGCTGCGCCTCGGCGCGCCCGTCGTCCCGAAGGTGACCTGCGAGCATCCGTGCCTGGTCAACTACAGGGGGCGCACGTTCGCCTTCGAGCCGGGCACCTCGACCGACCCCGACCTCGTCCTGCGCGGACCGGAGGCCGTGCTGACCGTGAACGCGACGCCGGAGAACGGAACCGCGACGTGGGCGGGCTACGCCGGCGCGGCATGGGGGGACTTCGACGGACTGACCGTCGCCTACCTCATGTCGGCGGGCAAACCCGAGGCGAAGTCGAAGCCCTGGACCTCGCCGCCGTTCGACGGCGCATGGGAGGCCGTTTCGGGCACGTGGCTCGAGAACGCGTTCGAGGTCGATTCGACCCCGCCGAAGCGAGACGTTTTCTTTACCTACGAATGGAAGGATCTGTGACGTGTCAACGAAAACCAGCGGCCCGGGCTTCGTCAAGCCCGACGCGACCGACCTCGTATCCCAGAGCATCAAGGACATGGGGGCGAACTGGGACAGGCTGGCCGATCTGCTCTATCCGGTCGGATGCATCTACATGTCGGCCGTCAACAAGCCGCCGTCGTTCGGCGAGTGGACGAAGATAGAGGGGAGGTTCCCCCTCGGCGCGTCGTCGGCCTACCCCGCCGGGAGCACCGGCGGCGAGGCCAAGCACGCCCTCACCGCCTCCGAGATGCCGAGCCACACGCACTCGCCCCTTCTCGAAGGCCAGGGCGGCAGCTCCGGCGGGATCAGCTTCTCGGCGTCCGGGGCGTCGGGCGGCTACTTCGCGGGCGGCTACATCGACAAGGCGGGCGGCGGGCAGGCGCACAACAACATGCCCCCGTACCTGGCCGTCCACATGTGGAGGCGGACGGCGTGATCAGGATCATGTACGGCCCCGACGCGCTGCTCGACCCGCGCTCGGGGGCCGACCTCATCGAGGCGGAGTTCCACTGGAAGGCGGGGCAGGCGGGGCGGTTCTCCGCGAAGCTGCCGCCCGGCCACCCGCTCGCAGGCCGCCTGCGCGCCATGGACGCCTCGAACGAGGTGGTTCTGGACGAGGGCGGCCGCACGACGTGGGCGGGGCGGCTCACCTCGGTGGAGCGGGCCTTCGACGGCACCGTTTCCGTCGAGGGCGAGGACGCTCTGGCCTACCTCAACGACACCGTGCAGCCCCCCTACGCGAACTACGCGGCGCCGGACTTCGACGGCGAGCCGAACGCGCCCAGGGACTGCGGGGAGCTGCTCGAATGGCTCGTGGGGCGTCACAACGAGGCGGCGTTCCTGCAATCCAAGCGCTTCTCGGTCGGGCGGCGAGTGTCCGGCAGGGAGCTGCTGCGCTCGTCGTCCCAGTGGCCCACGACCGCATCCGAGATCAAGTCGAAGCTCGTGGACACGGGCGGGATACTCGCCGTGCGCTACGGCGAGGGGGGCAAGGCGCTCGAATGGCTCGCCGACGGCGCGGGGGAGGGCGGGCAGCGCATCGAGTTCGGGCGCAACCTGCTCGGTTTCGCGCGAACCGAGTCCGCAGCGGGGGCCGTGAACGCCGTCGTCGCCGTCGGCAGGCCGAAGGAGGGCGATCCGTTCGACCTGCGCGGCTGGGACGCGCCGACGCGCGGCGACTACGCGGTGATAGACGGCATGGTGATCGACCAGGCGGCGGCCTCGTCGCAGGGGGCGGTCTGCGCACGGCGCGAGTACCAGTGCGAGGATCGGGGCCGCCTGCTCGAGCTGGCCATGGACGACCTCGACAGGGCCAGGTTAGCCGTCTCGACGGTCGAGGTTACGGCGTTCGACCTCTCGCTCGTGGACCCGTCCGTGCCGCCGATCGGGTACCTGGACTGGGTGACGGTTTCGAGCCGCCCGCACGGATTCTCGGCGTCGATGCTGTGCGTCGAGCGGAGGCTGAACGCCCTCGACCCGTCCAAGACGCGCTACGTGCTCGGATCGTCCAAGGCCACGCTCACGGGCGGGCAGGCGCGCACCGAGCGCTACATCCGCGCCGCCGTGATGCCCGCCGTCGAGGCCGTGCCCGCCCTGTCGGAGGCCGCGAAGGCGGCGGCCGAGACGGCGGAGGCGGCGAGCGGGGCTGCGGCTGCGGCGGCGGCCACGGCGAACCGGGCGAAGGCCGTCGCGACCTCGGCGGAGAGCGCCGCATCGACGGCGTCGTCCGCAGCCGGGGCGGCCAAGGCCGACGCGGCGGGGGCGCTGGCGACGGCCGTCGAGGCGAGGGAGGCCGCAGCCGGCGCGGCGTCCGAAGCGGCGGCTGCGGCGCAGACGGCGTCCGGCGCGGGCGCTGCGGCAACGGCCGCGCGGGACGCCGCCGCAGACGCGAAGCGGGCGGCCGACGGCGCCGCATCGGTCGCGGAGTCCGCCAAGGAGACCGCCGCGATCGCCGCATCGGACGCGGTCTCGGCCAAGTCGGCGGCCGACGACGCGAGACGCGATGCGGGCAGGCTGTCCATGCTCGTGCGCGAGACCCCGCAGGGCGTGGTGGTCGGCAAGGACGACGGCTCGGGTTCGTTCCCCGGCGGCTCGACGCGCCAGTCCGGCGAGGCGTTCGAGGTGCTGGGGCCGGACGGCTCCGCCATAGCCAGACTCGCCAAGGACGTTCTCGAGCTGATCGGCGGCCGCATGTCGATATCCGCCGAACCCTACGACGCGGGCGACTTCGGAGCGGGGACGATCGCCAAGGTGCGCGCCACAATCCTCGACTTCGAGGCCCCGGAGGTAGCGCTGTTCGGAACGGGCAGGAACTCGCAAATCAGATTCGGGAAGTACGGCGGCTGGCGGATCGACTCGTCGTCCCTGCCGCAGGGCGGCGGCGCGAAGCTGCTGCACGACGGAGACCTGAACGTCGTCAAGGCGGTCGTGGAGCACGGCGGGAGGAAGACGACGCTGGCCGTCACGAACAACGGCGTGTGGATCGACGGCAACCCCGTCGAGCGCCGCAAGGTGCTCTACGACGGGTCCAGGGCCACCGGCGCGGTCACGCTCAAGGAGAGCGCGGCGAACTTCACGCGCATGGAGATCCACTACTCAAACAACGACGGCGAATTCGCCAGCACGAGCGTCTGGAGGCCCAACGGCAAGAAGGTGTGCCTGTCCACCACCACCGTCACCGCCGACGGGGGCATGGGATGGGCCAAGTCGAAGCAGGTGACCGTGAACGGCAGCAGGATCTACAACACCGGCCGGGCGGGAGAGTCGTCGATCGGCCCTCATTCGGGCGGCACGGTGTACGACAACTGCATCGGCATCACCGCCGTCATCGGTTTCGTGTAGGAGAGGTGGTGCATATGGAACACATGACGGTGCCGGTCGAGTCGCTGCTGGCGATGGCGACGGCCATAACCGCGATAGTCGGCCTCATGGCCACGCTCGTCCGCGACAACAGGACGCGGGCGCGGGAGCGCGAGGAGGACGTGGAAGCGAGGGCCAAGACCGACGTCAAGCTGGACGTGGTCGCCCGCGACGTTCGCGAGGTCAAGACGGGCCTGGACAGGCTGGACGGGCGCGTCGATGCGCTCGCTCGCGACAGCGACAGGCTCGACGAGCGAGTCACGAGCGTAGAGAAGCGCGTCGAGAAGCTGGAAGACAGGATCTAGGAAGGGAACATTGTCATGATGAACGACTACATCAGCAAATGGGGCCGGGCCGCAGCGGTGCGCTGCCTGAAGACCGCGGCGCAGACCGCCGTGGCCCTCATCGGGGCCAACACCGTGAGCGTGACGGCGCTGGACTGGCCCGCCATCGTCGGCGTGTCCATCACGGCGGCTATCGTGTCGCTGCTCACGAGCGTCGCGGGCCTTCCCGAGGTGGAGGGCTAGCGTGGACTGGGACAACGTCCGAGCCGACGTGCACGCCCCCCTAACCGAGCACTTCACGCCCGGCAGGCAGGGCCGCCGCATCAGAGGCGTCACCGTGCACCACATGGCCGGGAACCTCACCATCGACCAGTGCCGTAGCGTCTGGGAGGGCAGCCCCACCAGCGCCCACTACGCCGTCCAGGCAGACGGGCGCATCGGCCAGATGGTCGACGACGCGGACACGGCCTGGGCGTGCGGCAACTGGGACGCGAACCTGGAAACGATCTCGGTCGAGTTCGCCAACGACCGCTTCGGCCCGTGGACGGTGGGCGCAAAGGCCCTCGACGCGGGGGCGCACCTCGTCGCGGCGCTGTGCCGCTGCTACGGCCTTGGCCGCCCGCGGTGGATGGCGAACGTGTTCCCGCACCGGCACTGGTCGCCCACCCAGTGCCCGGGCGAGCTGGCCGGGTCGCAGAACGCCGAGCTGATGAGGCTGTGCGGCGAATGGTACGACTACATGGCAGGGGCGGGGAGCGCCCCGGGAGGAGACGACATGCTCAGAGACGAGAACCTGAACAAGCCCGGCGGCGGAACCGTCCCCGCCGACCAGGCGGTGGCCTGGGGCTACTACTATGCGAAATGCGCCAAGGAGTACCTCGACGAGATGAGCGGCCAGGTCGAGGAGATCGCCAAACGCTCGGCGACCCCCGTGTCGCCCGAGGCCGTCGCCAGGGCGCTTATGGAGCACGGCGGCCTGAAGGTGGATATCGATTACGAGAAGCTGGCGAAGGCCGTCAACGACGACGCCGCGCGGCGCATGGCGGAGTAGGCCAGAGTTAGTGTAAGATCGAACCCATCAACCCCGTCGCAAAGCGTCCCCTCCGGGAAAGCGAGGACGACGATCCGACGGGGTATTTGACGGACGGACGATCGCCGTCGCCGCGCACGGAAAAGCCCCTGCGACCTTCGGGTCGCGGGGGCTTTTTCCCTTTGATGCTAAAAAAGGGGCGCTTTTTTAACTCAAAGGCTAATCGTTGGCGCTTCCGTTTAAAAAGGAGTGCTTTTTTTAACTCAAAGGCCGATTTCGGCGGTTCCAGTTAAATTTTGCGGGACGGGTTTCGCGTTTCATGTCCCGCAAATCCGCTTGCGGGACGCGGGCGGCGCGCAGATACGGTAGAATACGAACACGGCCTCGAGACGTCGTGTAATCGCGCGAGGGTAGCGCCCGTAACGCAGCTGGGTTCCCGGATGGGAGTAGGCCGATGGCCGAGAATTCCCTTGCTGCGGGAGCGCGAGCGCCGTATACGGCCCCGTTCCGCTCCGGCGGGCGGGGCCTTCCCCTATCCCCGCAGCCGCGCCTCGGCGGCGGCGTCAGCAGCGGCGCTCTCGCCCTCGTAGCAGAAGCGGACGCGGTGCCCGAGGTGCCGCAGCACCGTGGCCGCAGCCCGAGCGCTGGCGTTGGCCATGCGGTCTTCGGCCGTGCGCTCGTAGCGGTACAGCAGGTCGATCGTCCGGGCTCCGGCGCCGGCCGCCCCGCGCGCCTCCTCAACGATCCCGACCGCATGGGCCACGGCTTCGGCCTGGGCGTCGAGCGCCCGCCCGATGATCTCCCACGCCTCGTCGGGGGCGCTCCAGGCGTTGCCATCGGCCTCCCAGCGCACGACCGAGCGCCGGGCCACGCCCATCATATTTGCCAGGTCGGACTGTGTTATCCCTGCAGTCTCCCGAAGCGCCCTAAGGTCGGCCTTCGTCCTATCCATGCGGTCTCCTTCCATGCGAAAGGGGCGGCAGATAGCCGCCCCGTCTTCCTAGTCGTTCCAGACGTCGATGCTGTCCTGATCGGCCGCCTTGCGGTCTTCCCAGCCGTAGCTCTTCCGGCCGATGATCTCGCCGTAGTTCTCGATCTCGCCGTCTTCGTCAACCTCGACGGCCTGAATCGTCGCCGCGACCGTCTTCCTGTTCGTGAACCCCGAAGTCCTGTACTCGGTTTCCCAGACGCGCTGGGGGTCGATCCACTCGAAGAACGCCCGCGCGGCCCCCTCGCTCTCGAACAGCCGCTCGTCGGTCTGCTCGAAGCAGCATCCGCTCTCGTCCTCGTGAAACATCTCGACCATGAACCTCTTCAT